AAAGGCTCGCACTATTGCTGATTCACCTTTTGTAGCTCATAGAAGGTTAGCAACTAGAAGCGAACTAATTGCTATGGGATTTAGCAGAGATATAGTAAAGAACTTAGCTACTTACAATGACCTTACTTTTACAGAGGAAAGAGTAGCAAGATATGACCGAGGTGAGATGCCTGATGAAGATTTAGCAATAGATGAGGCAATGCAAGATATTGAGGTCTATGAGTGCTATATCAAGACTGATTATGATGGTGATGGAATTGCTGAGTTGCGTAAGATTACCTATGCTGGCACAGAGATTCTAGACAATGAAGAAATAGACTTTGTACCATTCTGCTCAGTATGTCCTATTCCTATGCCTCATAAGTTCTTTGGTCACAGCTTTGCAGACAGAGCAATAGACCTACAATTAATTAAATCAACAGTTACTAGACAGATTCTAGATAACTTGTACCTAACTAATAACTCAAGAATGGGTGTAGTTGAAGGTCAAGTAAACCTAGACGATATGCTAACTGTTACAGCAGGCGGTATTGTTCGCATCAAAAACCCTAATGCTATTGTGCCTTTATCAGTACCGGCTACAGCAAGTCAATCATTCCCATTGTTGCAGTATTTAGATTCAGTACAATCTAAACGCACAGGTGTAAATGATGCTCAACAAGGCTTAGACCCTAACATCTTGCAAAACACTACAGCTACAGCCGTTGCAGCAATGCAATCAGCAGCAGCAGGCAAGATAGAGATGGTAGCTAGAATCTTTGCTGAAACAGGAGTTAAAGACCTATTTGAGAAGATATTGCACTTACTTTGCAAGTACCAAGACAAGGCTCGCATCATTCGATTAAGAGGTGAATATGTATCTATTGACCCTAGAGAATGGGTAAATGGCTTTGACATCTCTATCAATGTAGGTCTAGGAACTGGTAACAAGCAAGAACAGATGGCTATGGTAGCTGTGGTATTGCAAAAGCAAGAGCAGATTCTACAGACTCAAGGCTTTAACAATCCATTGGTAAACCTAACTCAGTATCGTGAAACCCTAGGTAGATTCATTGAAGCTGCTGGATACAAAGACAGTAGTGAGTTCTTTAAAGAGATTCCACCTGAGCTAGAGCAACAGATTGCTAATCCACAGCCACAGCAAGCACCAGTAGACCCAGCAGTACAGGCTTATATGGCTCAAGCACAGGCTCAGATGCAGATTGACCAAGCTAAAGCTCAACAAGAGATGCAGTTAGGACAACAGAAGGCTGAAGCTGACATTATGTTGCAACAGGCTAAAGCACAGGCTGAAATTCAGCTAAAGCGAGAGAAAGCCCAAGCAGACCTAGAATTAAAGACAGCAGAGTTCCAAGCAGAAGCCCAATTAAAGGCTATGACTATTGGCGCAGGCATATCTAACACACCAAATATACCTAACCTATGAACAAAGCTGAAAGAGCGAGAGTATTATTAACAGATGATTTATTCACAGAGCTTGTGGAAAATCAAAAACTGTTGTATAAAAACAACATATTTAATAGTGATGAGAATGATTTTGATATTCGAGAGAAGTCTTTAATCAAATACAGAGCTATTGAAGAACTCTTGGCTAGTTTCCAAGCTGTCGCAGATGACAAGCAGATACAAGCTAAGAAATGGAAGATTCTTTAACTACCATAAAAGGTAAATACAATGAGTGAAAACACCAATCCAAACGGAAGTGTTAGTGTAAACGAAGCAGCTAGTGCATTTTTGTCTTTGATGGACTCACCTACTGAGGAAGCGAAAGCTCAACCAGAGGTAGACCAACAAGAATCAGAAGAAGTTGAATATTCAGCCGAATCTGAGACAGAGGACTACACAGATGAAAATGCAGAAGAAACTGAATACCAAGAAGAAGAAACCCAAGAACCCCAAAGATTCAAAGTCAAAGTAGACAATGAGGAGATTGAGGTCACCTTAGAGGAGCTTCAGCAAGGTTACAGTCGCACAAAGGATTACACAAAGAAAACTCAGGCTTTGGCTGAGACTCGCAAGACTGTGGAAGCAGAAAGAGCGAGAATCGAAGAAGCTAAACAACTGCGAGACACTTATTCTCAAAGACTACAAGTAATCGAACAGATGCTCAATCAGCCTGCTGACAATGAGAATCTTTCAGAATTGCGAGAGTCAGACCCTATTGGTTATGCCATTAGAGTCGCAGAGAGAGCTGAGAAAGAAAAGCAGTTACAAGCAGTTCAAGTTGAAAGACAGCGTATTGCTCAACAGCAACAGTCAGAACAACAAGAACAGCTAAAAGGACATTTGGCAACTGAAGCACAGAAACTCAAGGAGTGGATTCCTGAGTTTAGGGATGAGGCAAAAGCAGATTTGGTTCGCAAGGATATTAAAGCCTATGCAAAATCAATCGGTTTCTCAGACCAAGAACTAGCTAATGTATATGATGCAAGAGCTGTTCAAACACTTTATAAAGCCATGAAATATGAGAAGTTAATGAAGGGTCAGTCAGTAGCCACTAAGAAGGTGAATGATGCTCCTAAAACTCTCAGGTCTGGTGCTTCTCAACCACAGGGAACAGCAGAACAAGAATCAATGAATAAGCAGTTTAAGAAGCTCAAGCAATCTGGAAAGAAGCAAGATGCTGCTAAACTATTTGAAAAATTTATTTAAAGGAATTTAGAAATGCCTACATATACAAGATTTGATGCCGTTGGCGCAAGAGAAGATTTATCTGATGTAATTTATAACATCAGCCCACAAGACACACCTATTATGTCCTCTATTGGTAAGACATCAGCTAAAGCTGTTTACCATGAGTGGCAGACAGATACTTTGGCATCTGTAAACACAAGCAATGCACTTGTTGAAGGTGCTGATGCAACTTCTGCAACTTTGTCAGCTACAACTCGTATCGGTAACTACACACAAATCGTTGGTAAGACTGTGCAAGTTTCTGGTACTTTGGAAGCTGTAGACAAGGCTGGTCGTAAGTCTGAGAAGGCTTATCAATTGGCTAAAGCATCTGCTGAATTGAAGCGAGACATTGAAGGTATTATCACAGCTAACCAAGGTCAATCTGCTGGTTCAAGCTCTGCTGCTCGTGTTATGGGTACTTTGTTGTCTTACATCAAGACAAACACAAACAAAGGCTCTGGTACAACTGCTGGTGCAGACCCAACAACTATCGGTGTATCTACTCGTACAGATGGTACAACTCGTACTTTCCAAGAGTCTATGCTTAAGGATGTAGTTGCTAAGGTGTTTACTTCTGGTGGTACACCTTCAGTATTGATGGTTTCTCCAGCATTGAAGCAAGTTGTTTCAGCCTTCACAGGTTTGGCACAACATCGCTACAACAGCAACACAGGTGGTGATGTAACTATCCTAGCTGGTGCTGACCTTTATCAGTCAGACTTTGGTGTTCTACAAATTGTTCCTAACCGTTTCATGCGTACTCGTGATGCTTTGGTATTAGACCCAGAATATGCAGCATTAGCATATTTGCGCCCATTCCAGACTATCGAATTAGCTAAATCAGGTGACTCAGAAAAGACTCAAATCTTGGCTGAATTAACTCTTGAAGTTAAGAACGAAGCTGCTCATGGCGGTATCTTTGACTTGTCAGCAAGTTAATTTGTAAGTAGAATTGGGGGTGGGGAAACTCACCCTCATTTCTTGGAGATTTAATTGTCTAAACTAGGTGAATTTGGTCAGAACAAAACTGCTTATGCTGATGGCAATGGCGGTTTAATCATTGAAACCAAGGTAGATTTAAGCAACTTTATTGATGCTACTAAGAAGGCTTACAACGACAATAGTGGTAAAACTGGGTGGGGTGATAACCCAATAGATGCTAAAAATCATATTGCTTCAATACCAGCAGAAGTTATTGGTGACTTGAATAAAAAAGGCATCATGCGAGGCTACCATATCATTGATATGCCGGCACTTAAAAGATGGCTGAATGACCCAGAGAATAGAGTATTTAGGACTAGAGGTGGTCAAGTCTAATGGCTACTATTGCTATATGTATCCCAGCTAGGGGACAGATGGAAGTAGGAACAGCATTTGATTTGGCTAGAATGGTCAATCATGTTGCTAGAAATACCAAGCATCAGGTTAATCTCTATACTTCAATGGGAACTCTGATATTTGACCAAAGAAATAATATGGTGGAATCTGCCCTAGAAGAAGGTGCAGACTATGTTCTATTTATAGATGCCGATATGCGCTTCCCTAAAGACACCCTAGAGCGATTAATTGCTCATGACAAGGGCATCATAGGGGTAAATGCTACAACTCGCTCAAGCCCTGTTAAAGCGACTGCAAAGACACTAGAAATAGACGAAGATGGAACTTGCAACTGGAAGCAAATATCTTCTAAGAATAAAACTGGAATACAACAGGCTGATGGAATAGGCTGCGGAGTGATGCTAATTAGCAAAGAGACTCTAAATGCTATCCCTAAACCTTGGTTCTTCTTTGAATTATTGCCTGAGAATAAGCTCTTAGGTGAGGATATTTACTTCTGTATCAAGGCAAAAGATGTAGGAATTGATACTTTTATAGACCATGATTTATCACAAGAGATAGGTCATGTCGGAAATTATACTTATGGATGGCATGACATCAATTAGAGGGAATTATGGCTTTTACAAATTACTCAGACCTTAAAACTACAGTAGCTAACTACTTAGGTAGGTCAGATTTGACAACTCAGATTCCTGACTTTATTAGCTTGGCTGAGACTCGTCTTGCAAGAGAACTAAGAACTAGACAGATGTTAAA